CCCGTCAGCATCGGACGAAACTGCACGCAACACGCCAGAAATCTGCACGATTTTCAAATTTTCAAATTTTTTCGCCACCCCCACCCGCGAAAACCATGTGCTGAAACCGACCCCTGTGAATTCAGGTCGCCGGGAGGACCCGTGGGGCATGGTGCCGCCCTTTAGAGATTGCGCGGTGTCCTTGAGGAGAGGGGGGAGGGGGGAAAGAGGGAGAGCGCCCCCCTGATTGGATGCGCCCGCCCCTTGGTTGGGCGCACTGATCGCATGCCGCTGAAGACCAAAAGGGGGGCAAAGCGGATAAGTAAATGGATAAGCTGAGGGGCCATTTAAGCGGGGAAAAGGCGAGGAAAGCGCCTCACCTATCGATGAGGATTCCTCAACTATTGCGGGCAACAGGGGATAACAAGGGGAGGCAAGAGGCCGCCTTTTAAGCAGAGAGTCGCAGGTTCGAGCCCCGCACGACCCACCATGTAAATACAAGCGGTTAGCCTTAAACAGGCTGGCCGCTTTTTTCGTTTTGGATAAGTTTTGGATAAGTATCTTGCTGCAAAGGGGGGCAACGCGTAGATAGGGAGCATGGCAGCGCAGAGCAGAAAATACATCAAAACAAAGTTCGACGGCGTGTACTATCGCCTGTCCCAGAAGAAGGATGCCCGCACCGGCGAGCCGGACCGCGTGTATTGTTTCTGGTGGAGTGATGCCGCAGGCAAAGGCCACTGGAAAACCGTTGGCAGACACAGCAAGGGGGTTCGCCCTCAGTTCGCTCGGCAAGCCAGAAGCGAGTTCCTTGCCCAGCTTGAAGCGGGAACGAACCCTGCCCGGCGCGTCCAGTTCACTGTCGGTCAGGCGGTAGACGCTTACGCCGTATGGGCCAGCGCAGAAGGCAAGCATGTAGACCGCCCCATGCAGCAGTACGACAAGCACTTGCGCGCCAAGCTCCACGCCATGCCCATAACCGCCATCACAGCGGGTGTCCTGTCCAGCATCAAAGCCGAGCTTGCCAACACACGGGCGGAACTCAAAACGCCCAAACGCATTAAGGCAGGCTATGTTGCTCCCCCTGCACGAACTCTTTCTCCGCAGACCATCGCCCACCAGTTCAGCTTTCTCCGCCGCGCCGTCAACAGAGCCATAGCCACGGGAGACTGGAACGGCAGCAACCCGTTTTCCAGCAGACAGAACGGGGCATGGCAGATGCCAAAGGTTGAAAACGGACGCCTGCGCTTCTTCACCCCGCAGGAAGCAACCGCCCTGCTCGCCAGCCTGCGCGAGAAAAGCCCGCAACTGCATGACATGGCGTACCTGTCGCTCAAGACGGGCATACGCGCCACCGAGATATTCAAGCTGCGCGGGCAGGATGTAAACGCACAGGCAGGTGTGCTGCACATCACGGCAAAGGGTGGCAAAATGGAGTCCATCCACGCGCCGGACGATATTATCGCCATGCTGATGGAATACGGCCGCACCGGCAGCGAATACATTTTTCAGAAGCGCGGCGACAGCGGCGAACCTGTGGACCGGATCAGCGACACCTTCATGCGCACAGTGCACGAACTCGGCATAGACACCAGCGGCGGCGATTCGCGATTCGCGATTACCTTCCACACGCTTCGCCACACCTTCGGCAGCTGGCTTGCCCAGAGCGGAGAAGTATCGCTGATCGAATTGAAGACCCTCATGCGGCACAGAACGCTGTCCATGACGCAGCGGTATGCCCACCTGATACCGGGGCAGGAACGAAAGCGCCTGTCCATTATCGACTCCACGCTGAATTCGGCACATGGCTAGGCAGCCCTCCCGGTAGTCAGAATCCTGTTTTCCTCCACGAACTTCTCCAATTCCGCACGCTGGTAGAACACCCGCTTTCCTATCTTCGAGTACGGCGGCCCCTCGCCCGCAGAGCGCCAGCGTTCCAGATTCTTCTTGTTCAGGCCGTACTCTTCTTCCACCTGCTCCACTGTCATCAGCCTTTTGGGAGCAGGAAGCGCCGCCCTTGCCGCAACAGCTTGTTCAACCGTGGTACGGATGAGATCCTGCACCTCTTCCGGAGTCATGACGATAACCTGTGTCATCACCCCACCCCCTACGCGGCCGCCGCGAGTGAACCGGCGGCGGGTTGATCGGTTCCGAAGATCACGGCCTGCAGGCGCTCATAGAGGGCATGGCCGGATGCTTCCACGGCAAACTCTGCCAACTCGCCGAGAATGACGGAAAGGAAGGTGGTCAAGGTCATGTCCAGATAGCGCCACGGCAGGGAACGGCGGGTACTCAGTGCGCGGCAGTCCCATACAAGCGTGGCCGTGCCGAGCAGGCTGCCAGCCACCTCAATTACCGTATAGCCGTCACGGCCTGGTACAGCGTCCAGATGCGTGTCGCGCAGACGCAGACAGGCGGCCATGTCGGCGCGGAACTCGCGCCAGTAGGCAGCGCTGTGACAGTTGGTGCCAGCGTCGCGCATGGCGTCCTTTATCCAGCGCAGCACCTTGTCGGCCTGCGCGTTCAGCTTGTCGCTCATGGCCCCGCTGTTGCGCAGGGTTTCAACATCCTCCTGCAGCATGGCAAGGCACATATGGGTACGGCGCGCCGTGCGGGCGGCCTCGATTCTGGATTGCTTATCGGGCTTTGACATGGCTAAGCCACCTCCAACAGTTTGCCCTGTGCGGGCGTGACATTGGGCGATAACCACAGGCACTCGGTGCGCGGACTTGCCTGTTCTGCATAGTGCTTGCGAGTCACAATGTTCCAATCAGAGTACAGGTCTCGGTACAGCTCACAGGAGTATCCTGACAGGACAACCATGCCTTTGCAGGAATGGAGAACTCGGGACAAACCTTCATGGTCCGCATCGCTCATCTCATGATGATAGCTGCCCCTAGATGCTTGGATATCGCTCCTTGTAGAGTGCACATACGGGGGGTCAACAAACAGCAACGTAGACGGGGTGTCGTACTTGGCTATGACTGAAAGAGCGTCCTGCTGTTCAATTGTCACCCCTCGCAATCTGTCAACGAAAGCCGCGATTTCTTCCGGCCAGACGGCCCACTCTCTCGATACGGAGTTTCCATCGCGATAGAATCGTAACGTGCGCGTTCTTGAGCCCGTCACCCCTTCAGGCTGCCTGCCCATAAACGACAAGACTATTGTCCGCCTTGCCTGCTCAACGGGGTCTCCTGATGGCTCTCCGGCGAGCTCCAATTCGGATTTGGAAAACGGAGTGAGCAAGCAAAGGCGTTGCAATTCTTTTGCTGCATCTGGGTCGCGCAATACGCGAAACACATTCACCACATTGTCATACTTGTCGTTGTAGACCTCGGACCTTGACCGTTCTTTCTGCAGCAACACAGACGCGGCACCGCCGAACGGCTCCACGTAAATGTCGTGCTGCGGGAAGTGCGCGATAACCCACTTTGCCAGCTTCCATTTGCCACCGTGATAGCGGAGTACAGGGCGGGTAACCATCACGCCACCTCCAACAGGTTGCATTGTTCCATAACCGGCTCAGGTTCCCACACAAGGCGGGCAGCAAGACCGGGGTTTGCGGCATCTTTGCAGTAGCGCAGCACAAAGCTTTCGCTGGCCTCGCCGTTTTCGTCGTGGGCAATACCGGCATGAAACCCGTTCAGGGCCACGATATACACACCCTTTTCGGGATGAGGCTGCACGGCCACGCAATGGATTGATTCCAGATCAGGGTCAAGGCTGCGGAACTGTGCCACCAGCCAGAACAGACGGGAATCGACTTTGAGAGTGGGGGTCATGGCTATGCTGCCTCCTTCGCCTGCAAACGCTGCAGGCGGTCAATCTCGGCGGCGCACAAGGCACCGGCCTTGATGAGGTCCTTGATGGTCGGGAAGGGGAAGCCCTTGCGCTTCATGTGGGCGTTGCCCCACGTAGAGGGGAAAACCAGTTCCGAGTCGTGGCAATCGTCGGCAATGCAGTAATAGGCCGCAGCCTGCGACAGCTCGTAGCCGGTGTGGGCATCGTCATGCTCGGCAGTGCAGCCCTCTTCGCTGATCTGGCGCAGGCGTTCACGCTGGATAAGCAGCACGCCTTCCATCGCATTGCCAGCATCCACAGACTCGGCAATCAGCGTATCCTCATAGGGTACGCCCATGCGGGTCATCAGGCTGCGGATATGGTTTTCCAGCCCCAGAGAGCCGGTAACAATGGCAAGGCGCAGCGAGCGCTTGAGGATGGCGATGATTTCGGTGTTGGTAGGCGGTGCAGAAAGCATGGCCTGCCCTTCGGCAGACACAGGCTTGATGCCGGTGATATAGTAATCTTCAGCGTCCTTGGATTCGGGAGGGCAAACCCTGTAGCCCGGTTCGCAGCCTTCGCCGATATGGTTGCAGGCGATAAGGTCATTCATGTCGCAGCCGCATTCGCCTGCGTAGAACAGACCGTCATAGCCAAGGGCCGTCAGACCGGCACGGATAATGTCGCGCATATCAGGCATGGCTATGCCACCTCCGTCGTCTTGTTCGCCAGTTCACGGCAGGTAATGCCTTCCTTGCGGAACGGCTTCGGGAGGAACTTGTCGAACGCAGCGCAATAGAGCTGATAGTTCTCTTCGTGTAACCGCCGCGCAGTGGTCAGATAACCGCATCCGTTGCAGCCTGATATTTGCGCGTCTATCTCTGCCTGCGCTGCCATCACGGCAGGCATGCGGGTCAAGTGTTTCCGTGCATCCAGCAACAGCTTGTTGGCCTTCAATGAGCACATGTTTGCATTCATGGGGAATTCACGGAACTCAGGGTCGGTCTGTTTGATAAACGTTTCAACCTCAACGATGAGGTCACCGATAATGGCCGATGCGCTGTCGAGCTTATCCAGCAAAGGGGTGATGTTCTTCTCAGTCATGGCTTAGTCCCTCCAACAATCATGCAGGTTATCGCATTTCAGGCATTCAGCCATGGTGGTCTTGCCGCTTTCCGCCTCTTCACAATCCACAACCATCTTGGACAAGCAGGGAATGCAGGTCACGATTCCTTCTTCATCCCTTCCGCATTCTTCGTTGTAGGCAATCGGCATCCCGCAATCTTCGCAGGTGTCGCACTCATCGCCGTCAATGTGGGTTACGCGCCAGCCATGCTTGTTCAACTGTTTGCGAGTACGGCGGTATTCCTTCTCAACCATCTGGCATTCAATCGTGCACTTGCGTGAACTGGAAACAACATTGCGCGGGTAACCGCCATGCAGGGCCAGCGCTGCGGACTGATCTTCCCTCACCAGTGTGAACACACGGTCAATCTTCTTCTCTTCCATCTTCCAATCCTCCACACAGTTAATGTTGCTGTTTACGCCGCCTTGGCACCTGCGGGATATTCCGCAGCAGGCAGCGGGACTTCATACGCACAGTCGCCCCATGAGCACGAAAGGGCATCGGGATGCAGGCCAACAACCTGCTCGGGGCAAACCCTGCACAGCATGTCGGGCGCGTGGTAGATCACGGGCAGGCCCATGCTGCGGGCAAGGTCGATTTCGGCACGCACACCCGGGCTCTTTTCCCACAGGGGCAGACAGAGCACGTGCAGCTCATGCATACGGGCAAGGGTGTCGCGGCACAGGGCTTGCCAGAACCTCCAGTCTGTCGGCAGATCGTGGCGCACAGCCGCTTCGTGGGTCAGGGTAATGGGCGAGTACACGCCGAACCCTGCCCGCCACATCTCGGCGGCCTTGGCGGTCACGGCCAGAAAGCGGGCGTGGCGCACGCGGGCATCGGCATGCGAATACGGGGTTGCAAGGTACACGTGGGTCAGCTGGTCAGGCATCACGCGGCCACCCCCTGCAGGGTCTTGGCGTTGTGCGCAGCTTCCAGTTCCTCGGCGCGGGCAACAAGCAGGCTCTGCAGCAGCTCGCAGTGCTGGGCATAGTTGCGCAGCAGATCGGGCGTCACCTTGTCGAATCCCCGCCGCGCTGCCCAATCCATGGTGGCGAGAAACGCACCCGCCTGCTGTGCGATTTCCCGGCATGTCTGCGGAATGTGCGCTGCCCGTGCCTTGGGGGTCAGTTCGTTGATTTTGGCCATCGTGATTCCGTCCTTGAATAGAGCGCCCCGAAGGCGCAGATGATGGTGATGATTGCGGTGAAAATGAGGCAGCCGATTATCCACGGGTCACGCAGCATCAGGTCCATGCCAGCCGCTGTCTGCTCCATCGCTTCCCGAAGTTTGTCCAAGTCCATGGCCTACTCCCTGCCCGCGCTGGCGGGCCGCTGTGGTTGCAAGGGCGCGCTCTGCGGGGGTGAGCGCATCGAACGAAAACGCCTTGGGGTACGCATCAATCACCGTGCACCGCTCATATCCGAGCGCGGCCCGGTGACGATGCAGCAGATTGCCTATGGCCTTGTTCAGTGCCGCGAGGTCTGCTTCATCCGCAGGGCTGGTTCTGAGCAGCAGTTCAAGACGCAGCACGCGGGCGCGCAACTCATCACACTGCCTTACGGCCTTGGCCGAGCGCACCTTGTGTGCCTGAACGGGATGGGGGTTGGGCTGAAACATGGTTGCCTCCGTAATCGGTGCCGGTTGGTGAGAGGGGCGGCCCCTGCACAGGGCAAGGGCCGCTTGCCTCAGTTGATGCGGGTGGCGCAGCGTAGGTGTGCCGCGCGTACCGCATACAGCCATCATCCGCCGTGGCGGTGTTCCGGCTGTCCGTGATGGCGCGGGCGGGGATGTGCTGAAGAGTCGGGGAAAAGGAGGGGAACCCCGATTGCAGCCCGTGGCGCGCCACCACGGAGGGCCGGAACGGCCCTAGAGAGGGTTAGGGAGGTTGCATTGATTCTTTCATGAAGGAGAGGGCATTCGGCAGAACAGCTTCAAGCATCAACTGCGCATGCTTGCGTCCGAGAACCGTGGACGGGAACAATCCAAGTCTGTGCAGATGAATCTGGCTGTATTTGGCGGAAGGACCACCGAAGAGAGGGAGAAGATCGTCAACATTAAACTGTTGCTGTGCTATCCATTGCAGTTCGGCTGCGATGTCTTCAAACAGCAGCAAGCGCTCAGACTCTGCCTCTTCAAACCCGCTGTAGTTGAATTCACGATCTTCATGAGCTTCAGATGCTACAGCAAGGAATACATCCAGCAGCATAGCCCCGCAGGAAGTGCATTCGACATAGGCCATCTCTGAAGAGGCGGTCGCGATATCTTCCAAAGCATCAAAGAACTCTCCGCCGTGGAGGTTGATATCAGCCTCAACGAGCACCTTGCCGTTACGGCAGTTCCACTGAAGAATATTGGCACCGCAGCAGGGGCAAGCCATAGAGAAATCGTGAATCTCAATAATGGGCAGAGTCATCTGGACACCTCGCATGAACTTGACCGCACCAGGCGGGCGCGGGAAAAGTCGTCGTCCATCTGCAGGCGGTAGCCCTGCGGATACAGCTTGGCGTAGATGCTGTTGCCGAGCGCGGCGCGTCTGTCGTCCATCATGGCGTTGGCAATCAGCATGGCCTCAAACGGGTTCGGGTCGCGGGTGCCGATGGGGACAACAATGGGGGGCATGGGGGTGCTACGCATCGGGCGTCTCCTTCAGGCGGATGCCCATGTACCAAGTGACGCAGCTGATATGCTTATCCACCAGAGAAGCGACAATGCCGCCGAACTTGCGCATGCCTATGGCGTGTTCACCTTCTGAGGCACACCATTCCTTGAACGCGGAAAAGAGAACCTTGTGCTGCACCTTGTGCGCGTCAGAGTTGGTCACCTCAACACATGCGGAAAAGAACCGCTCCACTTGGCTTGTTGCAAATTCCTCGCTGGTAATTCCAAGCCCCTCGCCGGTAGTGAGCCTGCCCCAAAGGGCGTCATAGGCTTCAAGCACAGCGTCCAATCCCTTTTCTTCGTTCATGCGCACAGCAAGCTTGAGAACGCTCATGCGACGATCAATCACGGTATCGGCTTTCATCTCTTCTCTCCTCCACGGTTCCTGTTAGGCGTCCCGTTCTTCTTCGCGGATTGCCGTCATGGCACCCACCAGCTCGTCCAGCTTCTGCAGCATGGTGCGGGCTTCCCTGATAATGCGCTTGGCCTCGGTCCCGTCCACGTTGCCGTCCCCTTCCACAGCCGCCTCCACTGCGTGCAGCATGTCGCCAAGCTCCGCGCCTATGCTTGTCATGTGGCGCAGCAGCGGGCCTTCTTCCCGCAGGGGGGAACCGGAACAGAACTGCCCTTCCATCAGCGCGGCGGCCTGCACCTGCAGCCAGTCGATAAGGTCGGTGTTGCCAAGCGTGGCGCACAGCTGCGGGATGGAAAGCACAGAAGGCCAATAGTTTTCAGAAGGGTTGAAGATGCGGCCCGCGAACGAAGGCGACCACCCCATGCGAAAAGCCACATCCTCGCGGCTCAGCGGGCTGCGCCCCACGGCAAGCTCCATGGCCGCCGCGAACGACATGTTCAAAAAGTAATCACGCTGGCCCAAGGTGTTTTTTTGTGTCTTTTTCATACTTTTCTAGGGGGTTGGAGTTGTGTATGGATTAAATCATGACAGCTTTTTGATGAAATTTTGTCTGTGGCAGATGGGATTTCGACTAGGCAGCTTCGCCCAGACTGTCGTCCGCCTGCGGCTTGGGTCCGGGGGTGATGTATTCGGGGCGGGGAAGCAGCTCGGGAGAAATCCCGAAGGCGGTGAGCTGGTCATGGCGATGCGGGGCAATGGTAGGCTGGCGCAGCATGCGGCTGACGGCAGGTGCGGAGACGCCCATATAAGCAGCGATGGTGGCAATCTTCACGCCAGCCCGCTCAAGAGCAACGCCAAGCTTTTCAAAACGGGTCAAATTGGTTACGGGATTAATTTGTTGCATGGTTTTTCCTCCGTGCATTGTTTTTGTTCCGTGCGTTAATTGTGAGATAGGTTAAATCCAAGATATTGACAATAGCAAATCCTGAATTTGGTTTTATAATTATGCAAAACTTCGCCAAACAATTTGAAATTATTTCAGAAATTATTTTCAAGATTTCTGATAATGTGTCGCGAAGTGGGAAGGGTGTTTCCGACTTCCTTGGGGAGTCTACGAGCAAGGTTCATGTCTGGAAGACGGGGCAGCGCCCAAGCGCCAACGATCTCGAATCCATTGCCCGCAAGTGCGGCATCTCCCCCACATGGCTGCTCACAGGCGAGGGCCAGCCCGAAGGCCGCACCATTCCGGACGATGCCCCGCGCGCAGATTGGGCCGCGCAATATCCCGTGATCATGAAGGCGTGGAAGAAGTTCGCCGCAGACAACCAGCTGCCCATGAGCGAACTGCAGTTCGCCAAGGAAGCGGGCATTACCCACGGCAAGCATCAGGCATGGAAGAAGGGGCAGCGCCCCAGCAGTGATGATCTGGAAAAGCTGGCCAGCGTGTTCGGCCTGCATCCGGATTGGCTTCTGCTCGGCATGGGCGACCCGCGCACGGGCATGGATGGAAAGAAGGCAACCCAGCAGACGGCAGTAGACAAGGAATCTTTGACAACTGCCGTGCAAAATTTGATACCCCCCGTCCCGCCCCTGCAGGCTGCGGCTATTGGCAAGCTTCCGGTTACCGGCCTTGCTCCATGTGGTGTGCAGGGGTGGGAAACAGGCCGCCGCATGGCCGTGGATGTGGACAGGCTGGCAGGCTTAGGCCCGCGCGCCTTTGCCGCGCTGCCCGTGGGGGATAGCATGCTGCCGGAGGGCATCCGCGAGGGCATGGTCTGCTACTGCGACCCCGACCGCGCACCGGAACAAGGCGACGCCGTGTATGTGGAAGCAGATGGGCGGGCCACCATCAAGCTGTGGCTCGGCGATTCACCGGACCGTAAAGGCATGGTGAGGTTGCATGGCTGGCTGCCCAAGCGCAACGGCGCGGGTGTTTTCCATTTGGATGTGGATAGAAAATCCGTTACCGTGATTGCGCCTGTCGTATATGTGAAGAGGCGGGCGTAAACTTTAAGGGGGTTATCGTGATCAGGGCTATCTGTTCTGCTTTACTGCTGCTGTTGCTTACTGCTTGCGCAACACTGGAACCAATCCCGCCAACCTACAAAAGCGCGGACTTCCCGAAGATCGGGGAGGTCCATACCGTGGAGGTAGGCGACCCAATGTGCGACCAAGGTACTTTGGCCGTGTATCAGGGGATTGAGGTTGTCGAGCTTCCTGCCGACAACGCAACTCAGCTTGCTGTAGGCGACGTGTTTATCGAAAGATACAAGGGGCGCTATATCCTGTGCAGGCAGGGCATCATGCCCCCGCACATGCAAGAGATTTATTTTGACAAGCTCGGCCTTGCCGGTGCTCTGGAAAAGATTGGGGCAAAGACTGTAACCAAGGACATTGTGCTGCAGTCCTCAAACTATTTCCGCCAGCAACTGCTCTATAATGGCAGGAGCAAAGACAACGTGTACTTTTCCTATCGGGAATTTACCAACGACATGGCCCGACCGAGTTACAGCCAAGACCTGACCTTCGATATTTCGGAAGATCCGGTAGTCGGGGTAAAAGGCGCACGGTTTGAAATCCTCAAGGCTTCAAACATCGAAGTCTCATACAAAATGCTAAAGCCCTTCAAGTAACAAAACGGCGGCCCGCTACCCCAGCGCGGCCGCCGCTCTCATTTTCCACCCCCGCTTTATAGCCCCCTCCAAATCAGTTATCCCCTGCCAGAGGGCAGCGCCCTCCTGTCGCCGTCTTGCAGCGCGTGCAATCCCCCGCTATGCAGGCTGTGGCCATCGCCTCCATGCTGCGCTGCACCAGCAGCAGCACATGCCCTGCATCATCCCCCACATGCTGCCGCACCAGCGCGAGCGCAGCAGATCCACCCCGCAGCTCGGCTGCCATGCAGCCGGGGCGCCTTCCCTCGGTCGTATCATCCGCCATACCATCCTCCATACTGTTATCAGGACAATGAGATAGGTAATCCGCATAGCATGTACTGATAACATATAGTCAACACAAACCCGCCCGCATGATATACAAGGTGCGCGTAGGTCAACAAATCAACTTCAGGGTCAATCGTGGTACATCAGACTATTGCAACCGTACTCGCGTCTCTCGTGGACGCAATGGAACGCCCCGCCGTGCTGCGCGATGCCGCAGGCATGGTGGAGCATGCCAACACCGCATTCCTCAAATTGTGGGGCAACCCGCGCACTCTGGGCCTGCCAGCCCACCTTGCGCCTGTGGATGCCAGCCCGCAGACTGTGGACGATACCGCGCTGGATTCGCGGCGCAGCTGCGCGGCGGATATCATTATCACCGCAGGCGGCAGGCCCGTGCCGGTGCGCTGGGAAACATGCCCCGCATATACTCCGGACGATGCCCAAAGCCTTGCCGGCAGCATAACCACTGTGCTGCCGCTGGCGCAGTATCTGGCGCTTGAGCTGCAATATGCCCGGCAGATTGCAGGCAGCCCCGTGGATAACCTGTGGATACTCAACGAGGATTACCGCATCCTCGCCGCGCAGGGCGACAGAGACAGCATTGCCCGTACCAGCACAGGGCAGCTGGCAACGGACCTTGTGCACGGCGGCGAAGCGGAAATGCTGCGCGAGAGGTTCGAGCAGGCCAAGGCGCGGCCGGGGCAGGTAATTATCGGGCAGGTGACGGGCCAGCGCCGCACGGGCATGCGGCGGGTGGTGGTGCGCATTGTCTACCGCATGGGCGAGAGTGGCACGGGTCGCTATTACTCCACCACCAGACTGCTCGGTCCCGTGGGTGAGCAGATAGTGGACAGGCTCATGCTGGCATACGATGTGCCGAGCGCGGCCGCGCTGGCCAGAGCCATGGGGGTGAGCCCCACAACCATCAGCCGCAGGCGGCAGGCAGACGACGTGCCGCCCGGCTGGATAGTGGATTGTTTCAACCGCACAGGGGCAAGCGCGGACTGGCTGCTCACGGGCAGGGGCGCGCCGAAGAGGGAGGATAGGGAGTAACAAACAGCAAAGCCCCCGTTCCGGTTGGAGCGGGGGCGTATTCTTTTTTTGAAAAAATGTGAGAATAGGTGTTGACAGGTAGTGCTGGCATTACTAGTATGTACTCAACAACGGCAGCAATGGGGCAGCCGGAACAAACCAAGGAGATAAAACATGGCTACTCAGATCACCATCAACGGTACAGCTTACACTCTGACGGACGCAGAGCCTACCAACCGCGCCATGTATGAGTTTGCAGCATCTGGTACGGACAACAACGGCAACGATGTACGCGTGACGTGGGACTTTTCTGATCTCCCCGGCGTAGACGACATAGACGATGCTGGTATGTACCCTTGGGATGATGCTGCATACATAAAGATCGATGAACGCTAGGACGCAAACCATGACCACCACCAAACCAATCCCCCCGTGGCAGGTAAAAGGCGTTTCCGAAGACACCCGCCGCAAGATCAAAGCCGCGGCCGCCATGCAGGGAATCACCATCGGGCAGGCGGTTGAGGAAGCAATCGCAGACTGGTACGAGAAAATTACCCGTGCAGAGAATCACGAGAAATGAAAAGCCCCCGAAAGGGGGCTTTTCTCTCACCGTATCTTACGCTGCCAGCCCCTGCATACGCGCCTGTTCCTGCGCCCATTCTTCAGCACATTCCACGCACAGCCCGCAGGCAGGCATAGCCCTGATCCGCTCGGCCGGTATGGGCTCACCGCAGTCAACGCACATCGCCACCCCGTGCTCATACTCCGGCGCGGGGTAGTTCAGTTCAACCACGGCGGCGGATATGGCCGCCTCCCGTTCGCGCGTTTCCTGCTCGCTGGCGGTGTCTATTATGTCAGCCATGGCTATTCCTCCGGTGCGATGGGCCAGACAACAGAATTGGGAAACCCTGCCTGCAGGGGAATATCCCGCAGTTCCTGCCGGTAGGCACTCCATTTCGCCTTCTGGGCGGCAGAAATGGGGGCATCGGGCAGCTGGGTAAAGTCGCAACTCGCAAGCCGCCTGTCACGTTCGGCCCGTATTGTCTCTGCGCAGTAGCCCCACGTCCCGTCAGCCTGAGCCACTGCGTCACATGTCGGGCGGTCCTCGATCATGAGCACGGCACCGTCAGGGCAGTACCCCACATGCACAACAGATTCTCCCGGGATTGCAAATTGTGCCATCCTAATACCCCCTGTAAAACTCGAGCACAGCCTTTGCGCTCGTGATGTTGCTTCCGTCCGTTAAATAGTCAACGTAGTTATCAAATTTTATAAAATGATCTTCTTCATCCAGCCACGATGCAGAATATCCGTATTTCCCTGTTGCGGAGATAAACAGATCATTCATGTGCGACCACCCCCTCGTGCTGTCATACCTCATTACACTGGGCAGTTCATTGGAGAGGAAGGGGATCTCCGTTTTGTACTGCGCCCCTATGCCGATATTACCCCCTGCATTGAGGGGAATCTTTGCAGATCGTCCGGCAAAGAAGCTGAACGCAATCACGTCGTCACCAGACTTGTCCACATACCCCAGATACACGCGGCGCACTTCTGCATTTCCGGAATCTATCATGGTTACTGTCGCGGGATCGTACAGGTCTGCGCCGACAACAGCACGAACATTCCCCACTTCAGGGCGTATGCCTGTGTATGTGAGCGATGCGTGGGAACCGTCAGCATTAAGGTTTGCCGCAATGAAATAGCGGCCGTCAGGCTCTCCGGTAAGTGCACGCGCAAGAACAGCCGGGGCAGGCTCAGAGAGCTTCACCTGTCCTTTCTCTGCATAGGCTACCTGCAGACCCTGCACAGCCCCCACACTCGCGGCTCCAACGTCCGTGAATCCAATCCCGAAGTTGTTGAATCCTGTTCGCGCCAATCCGTTTGTGGCTGTAATGCGCAACTCAACTTTTTTACCTCCGGCAACCGGGGTTGTGAGGGGAAACGACTTTATGACGTTAGCGCCTGCGGTAACAGCGCCGACTACAGACGTGTTCAGAGCACCGTCAATGTATATGTCAAAGTTCTTGGGGAATGCGGCCGTTGAACCGGAACCGTTGAATTCCGAAAACTCAATGGAATCAAAATCTCTAGGGGCCGGTAGCTCGTAGATGAATATTGCGCTACCCACAGCACCGGGGAACACATCCGCAGAGAGCCACAAGGTGTTCGCTATACCATCCACAGCACTCCATGCAGGATATGCGGCACTATAGGTACTGCTCGCGCTGGCAACACCGGACGGGCTCCACGCCCCGCGATGCTTGGAAAGCGTGTTCCCGAGCAGCGCAATTGTCTGGGTTGCGCATTCGGCAGCACTCCATCCCTCGGGGCGCTTGCCTACAATACCCCTTACGACAGACTGAGGAACATACATATACGCGTTCGACAGGCTTTTAACCGTTCCTACGGTTGCAACATCATTGTCACCTGTGCCTACGTTGCGCAGAGACGCCGTACCGGCTCGCCCGAAACGCTCCCACTCCGGAGTGCTGCCGCCTGAGAGCAAGCGCCAGAAGCTGCCATCGTCAAGCTGCAACGCAATTTTGCCCTCATGCGTGGAATCAAGCGATGTGTCCGACTCGCGGGCTGCAGCGTCTGGGTATTCCGCAAAGTGGATAACGTGCACCTGCGTCCCTTTCTGGTCTCTATGCATTATTGTCATCAGAATGCCTCCATGATCTGGATCAGTTCTCCGTCAATTTCCGTGTACAGCGGCACAACAGAACCATCTGTCAGCACCGAGTTGATGGGGCGTATTGTTCCCATGGTCAGCAGGTCGCTGGTGGCATCCACATCCACCACGGCACCGTCACCGGGAACCATGGTAGAGGTTACGGCAATACGCCATATATAGCCGTTCGCAAGTCCGCGCAGGGTGAATTCCGTTTCCTTTGTGCTATCGAGCAGCCGCCATGCCGTTGTGCTGCCGCCCACGCGCCGCACAAATATGTTCCACACCACAGCATTGCCGCGCCATGTTATGTGCGGCAGGGCCTTGGTCAGCCCGTCTTCTTCCATCTGCATGTATGAGAGCTGCAGGCCCTTGGCCTGCGGGGTGAAATCAGGCTCGGCAATGGCTGGCGCTTCGCCGTCGTCCGCATAGACCTCCGGCGCGTATTCAAGGCATTCTATGGTGCGCCGCCCGTTGTGGCTGCGGCCAATGCGCGTTACGCGAAACCACGGCAACCGCCTGTCCACCAGCCCAACGGCACAAACCACACCTTCCATGGGCGTGTGCTCAAGCGGGGCGGCAAGGGTGACAACCTCAGTTTCCACATCCGCGCCGGTCACCTGCAGGGCCACTTCCTCAACCAGCTCGCGGCCCGTGTCAGGGTGCACCACGTCACCGTGCCGTATCACCAGCTTGTGCGTGGCGCCGCCCGTCAGTCGCACGGGTTTGGAAAGCCGCACCTGCGTGGCGCTCACAACCCGCAGCACCCGGCACGATTGATCATATGTCACGCTGTCCACAGGCACCTGCAGCACATCGCCGTGCCGCACGTGAATGGCGTCGTGGCTGGCCGTCAGCTCCAGCGTCTGCATAATGTAGCGGTTGCAGTTCAGGCGGTAGCCCGCATACTGCCACGCCTGCTCAAAGCTGTTGCAGCAGGCAAGGGTTTCGCTCTTGGTTATGGGCGTGCGGGTGGTCAGCGTATGATAGAAGGGGCTGCGCCGGGTGAGCACCTTGCGCCCCTGCTCGGGGTGGTACCATGTCACCTCTATGGCGTCTGCCCTGTCCTTCACGCTCATGGCCTTCACGCCGAGCGTGCCGGAAATGATATTGCCCTCACCGGCAATAAATCCCTGATCAGGCAGCGCCGCCGGTCTGTCGCTGAAGCAGCCTATGCGCGTGCCGCGCGGCACAACAGAGAACCGCCCGAAGGTGCCAAGCAGCTCCATTATGCCCTTCACGGTCATGCGGCTGTCTATGTACAGAGAGCCGGTAATGCCCTTCATGTCGCACCACTCGGCAGCGCTCTCAAATTCCTCCAGCAAAACGCGCGATGCTGGCACCCGACCGCCGAAACGCCTGTCCAGCAGCACAAACAGCGCCGCCCATGCAGGGTTGGCAAGGCTGCGCGAAACCGTGGTGCCGTCGCTGGCAGGCAGCAGGGCCGCCGTGCGGCTGACCGTGCAGGTCACATGCGGCGCAGAGCCGGAAAGCTGATCCGTTGCCAGAGCCTTTACGGCCAGCAGCACGGTATTGGGGTAGCGGAAATCATCCGGCACAATCTCGTGGATATATTCCCACCATATGTCCGTGCTGTACCTGCTGCCTGTGGGCGGCTCCGCCGTAAGCCGAGCCTGATAGCGCCATCCCCCTGCAGGGCTGTCGTACCGCACATACCGGCGCACGGCAGTGCGCTGCGCAGCGGAAAGGGTTGTGGTGCCAAGACTTACCCAATCCTCGGTATCCACAGGGGCGCGCCGCATCTCCACGGCGATGGAAACAGCGTCAAGCCCGCCCTTGTCGTTGGCAAACCACAGGCCGGAAGGGGCTGATATGCCAAACCCCACGCCCTGAATATTGTTGCCGTTGCCCTCTACCGTTGCCCATTTGCTGGCGGAAAGTTTTTGGGAAACAGATCGCTCATACACGGCATCAGCAAAGGCGGGTATCACATCCTGGTCTGCCGTGCCGGGGCTTATGGTAACCGCAACGCCCTCATAGTTTTCCGGAGGGTTGCCGTCTATGCGCACGTCAGAAACCGTCACCTCACCGGCTGTACCGCCCTCGCTGCAGGCAAAGAGCATGTTCAGAAATTGTTTGTCGCCATCCGTGGTCACAAACTGCGCCAGCTTAAAGGGCGATGCCAGCGTGCAGGTGCCAAGCGCCACGGCAACCGGCCTGCCGTTTGATGTGGGGTTGGCGGGATTCCACCCATACGTGGGCGATTCGTCCAGCGCGGCCGCAGCGGAAGAAACACCGCCAGAATATGAAGGAGCAGAAATGGAAGAGTTTGCCAGAGAAGAAACAACAAGGCCCCCTCCGGCCATGATGCCGCCTGCAATAGCGTATGAACCAACCCCCCATGATGCAGCCGCCCCTGCCTGCATAGGCCCCATGAATGCATAGTTCGCATACCACTGGCCCATTGCGTTGGCGGCAACGAGAACGGCCAGCATAGCAACCGTGCTGATAATGTTCTTCCCGCCCCCGCCACCACCGCGCGGTACCACCACCCACGTTACTGCATCGCAGGGCAGCAGAGTCACGCATTCTGCCTCCTGCAGCGTGAGCAGGCGGCCGTTCAGCACCGGCACCACGTCCAGCTCCGCTGGCACATTGAGCACCGGCGGCACGCAGGCGTGCAGGGTCATGCCCTGTCGCCACGGCAGATACGCGGTTTCGCGGTCAAATGGGTCCAGAAAATTGAGCGCGCTGGTTACAAGCACACTGTCCAACCTCGGTGCAGAGGCCACCATGTTTACGCTGCCCATGCCCAGAACCCCCTTATGCGCTTTGTCCACGGGTGGGATGTTACCGTGCAGGTATGCACACCCATGCCACGGAAAATATGCACAAACCTGCCGCCGCCCACATACACGCCAAAATGGTTTTTTGCCCGGGTCACCTGCGTTGTGGCCATGGCAACCACACACGGGGCCACAGGCTGCGCAAGCGGTATCCAGCGCCCGCTCTTTTCCTCTCGCGTGAATGCCCTGTGGGCCGCGCGCAGGTTGTCCGCATGTATGGCAAAGTCCGGCACCACAAGGCCGTAACACTCAAACACGGCCATACACAGGCCCCAGCAGTCAAAAAGGCGCACGCCGTCCGCATCCTGCTCGCCGCGTCCGCCATCGGCAAAGCGGCTGTGAAACAACGGGCCAAGGTCAGCCAACAGCGGCAGGGGGCTACGCATTCACGCCCCCCTGTTCCACGGTGGGGAACCCGCCAAAATTCAGGGTGTTGGCATAGGTCACGCGGCAGGCCGTGAGGGTGTGGTTGCACACGGCATAATAGGGGCAGTCGTCTGCCGCATCCCACTGGCAGAAATCGCGGGTGATGGAGCGGCGCGGCACGGGCCTGTCCCAAATATTTTCCAGCCCGAGCTTTATTTCAACGGTCTGCATGGGCGGCGGGCAGCTTATATCCTCATCCACAAACCAGTATTCCGCCTCCGGCTCAGGCTCATCGAGCAGGCCGGTGTTCACCACGCACAGCCGCACCTGTATGAGTTCCGGCCCGTGCAGTTTGCGCCAGTCCATGAGCTGGCGCATCAGGTCGTACATGGCCTGTGATGCGTTGCCCACGCGCACAGTCACCCCGCGCGTTTCCACGTTGCCGGATTCTTCAATGTCGTCGGGCAGAAAGTCGAACGCCGTCCACACAGTGCCCTTGGGGGCGATAAGCGCATGCGGCGCGCCATCGGTCAGGCTGCGCACGATAAGCCGGTAGGTGCGGCCAGCAAGGCAAAGGTATTCCCCGCCCGAAGGGCCGGTATATGCGGCAATCTCCGTCCAGCTGCCGCCCGCGCCATCGTCATGTTCCAGCGCAATCTCACCGGCAAAGTCACCTGTCAGGGCAATCTCTATGCTGCCAGCCTCCGCGCACAGCACGGATACAACTTCACCCGCAGCAGCCAGCACGCCGGAAGCACTGCCCGCGTTCGGCCATGCAATGCTCTCGGTATTGCGGGCAAGGCGCACGGAGGTACCGTCCGGCAGAATCAGTTCGCACAGCATGGGATACGCATGCTCGCTGTGCGTGCGGTTGCGTTCAATGATCTGGGCAAGACTCGGCATGGCTACACCTCATAGGGCCGCACGGGCAGCAGATTTATTACCACCTTGGCGCGGCCGGGATATTTGGGCAGGGGCTTCCATGCAATGGGCGATTCTCCGGCAAAGCGCGTTTCATACACCTCTCCGGTAAACGGATCGGTCCACAGAAACAGGGTTGCCCTGTGCGCAGCGCGAAAGGAACGCAGCACGGCAAGGTCAGCCTTTGTCATGGCGTCCCACTCCACCTGCACAGCCTGCATGCGAGGGCGCGAAACCTGCGGGCGGGCGGCATCGTCGCCGCTCATGTAGTCGTCTTCAATGAGCGGGTCCTTCACGCCCATGGGACAGGCAGAAGGCAGGGGGATAGCGGGGAATGTGTCCATGGTGCAGGCTCCTGTCGGCTACTGTTATCGAACGCCCATCACGCCGCGCATGGCATCGCCCATGCCGTCTGTGTTGCTGGCAAGGTTTTCCACCACAATGCGGGTGATCATGCGCCCGCTGTCAAAACTGGTCTGCTGGCTGGCAACACGGCTGCGCACGCCGGAATCGTTGTTGATTACAATCTCTATCTGCGGCGCGGCTGCGGCACCGCCCACAGCCTGCACGCCAAGTTCGCCGCCACTGGTGCGGGTAAGCGGCATAATGGCTTCCGCGCCTGCCTCGCCCATAAGGCCAATGCCCTTGGCAAAGGGGAACACGGTGGGGCTGTCCACAACCTTGCCGCTGTAGGCAGATATGCCGGGGCCGGAATACACGCCGCCAAGTGCGTTGAAGCTGAACAGGCCGCCCAGCATGCCGGTTAACGGGCCGGTTATGCTCTGGCGCACCGCTATGCGGGCCATGTCTGCGATAATGGAGTTGACCATATCCCGCGCCTCGAACTTGCCGGTGGTAAAGGCGTTTAC